GGCCGGGAAGCGGCGGGGGGCTAGGCCAGGAAGCGGGGTCGCGCGGCGGGGGGCGCGGCGGGCGGCGAGGGGCGCGCGGCGGCCGCGCTGGCGAGGATCGAGGAAGTTGCCGCCGCGACGCTCGCGGAGCTGGAGCGCCACGTGGAGATCGTCGAGCGGGTCAAGGCCGCGATGGACGCGCAGCCGAACGGCCAGCTCAGGCTTTTGCTGCAGCTGCGATACCTGTGCTTCGACAGCTGGCGGGAGGTCGCGCGCAAAATGGGCGTAAGCGCCGCGTGGGCGCACGAGCTCCATGCGAGGGCGCTGGAGTATGTCGGCGAAATGACCTACGAATGACGGTTCAATTTGTGCTAAAAAACAAATTATTGAAGAGTTACAATATTTTGTAACACTTGACTTGAAATGACTTCCTAAAAGTTGTAACGTTATGGCGGGGGAAAAGAAATGAAGTACGCCATGACGCTGAAACAGAAAATATTCTGCGAAGAGTACTTAATCGACCATTGCGGACAGGCGGCAGCGATCCGAGCAGGATATTCCACGAAGGCCGCCGCCGCGACTGCTACAGCGCTTTTGAAGCAGCAAAAAATAGTGGCTTATTTGGATTATTTAAGAGCCGACCAGAGCAAAAGGACGGGCATTTCTGCCGATAGGGTTCTTGAAGAAATAGCAAAAATTGCGTTTGTGAACATGGAAGATTTAGCCGACTTTGAAAGAGGCGGCATCAGGCAGGACGCAAGCAAAAACGACACGTCGACGATAAAGGCAATAAAAGTAAAAACCAACAGCGCAGGGGAAACCGAACGTGAATTGACGCTATATGACAAGGTTTCAGCTTTGAAACTGCTGGCGAAGCACTTTGGAATCTGCGCCGAAACCGTCAAATTTACGGGCGCGGTGCCAGTGGTGATAAAAGAGGACGTGGACGAATAATTATGGATTTTGACGGCTAAAAACGGTATGCAAATAGCATGCAAGTAACAGGTAAGCAACAAAACAGGCATAGAGCATAGAGACGGTGAAAACGCGCATCTATTGCCCAATAGCAGTAATGAATATTCGATGCATAGAGAGCGCATAAATGGACGCAAAAATTGTAACGTTGAAAGGCATCGTGGGCGGCGGCTACAAAGATTTTTGGGAGTTCGAAGGTCGGTATAGAGTAGTCAAAGGCAGCAGGTCGAGCAAGAAAAGCAAAACGACAGCGTTGTGGTACATAACGAAAATGATGCAGCACCCCGACGCTAACTTGCTAGTGATTCGCAAGGTATACCGCACGCTTAAGGATTCTTGCTTCACCGACTTAAAATGGGCTGTAAAAAGGTTGGAAGTGGGCTCTTGGTGGAGCTTCAAAGAAAATCCGCTGGAGATCGTTTACAAGCCGACAGGCCAAAAAATATATTTTCGAGGCCTTGACGATTCACAAAAGATTTCGTCCATATCAACGGAAATAGGGGTATTATGCTGGATATGGATAGAAGAGGCGTATGAGATATCTAATGAATCCGACTTTGACATGGTTAACGAGGCTATCCGAGGTGGTGCGATTTTCGGCAATATTTTTAAACAAGTGACGTTGACGTTCAATCCCTGGAACAACCAGCACTGGCTTAAAGCAAGGTTTTTTGACGCGGAAGACGCCGACGTGCTGGCCAAGACCGTCAATTATCGCTGCAACGAGTGGCTTGATCCGTCGGACAGAGTGGTTTTTGAGAATATGCGGATTAAGAATCCGCGCCGCTACCGAGTCGCCGGGCTGGGCGACTGGGGGTACGTGGACGGGCAGGTCTACGAGAACTGGCGCGAGGAAGCGTTCGACGCCACGGAGCTGGAAAGATGCGGGGCGACGTCGGCGGCTTACGGCATTGATTTTGGATACACGAACGATCCGACGGCAGTGTTTTGCAGCCACATCGATCTAAATAAAAAAATAATCTATGTCTACGACGAAGTATATAAAAAGGGCATGTCGAATGAATTGATATTCACCGAGTTAAACAAGCTGGGAATTATCAATGAGCCAATCGTCGCCGACAGCGCTGAGCCAAAAAGCATTGCGCGGCTGAGGTCCCTGGGGTGCCTACGTATCAGGGGCGCGCGGAAGGGAAAAGACAGCGTGAAAAACGGGATCGATTTCCTGCAAGGATTTGACATTATTATCCATCCGAAATGCGTAAACTTTATCACGGAAATCAGCAACTACGGCTGGAAGGAAGACAGGTTCGGAAACAAAATGAACAAGCCGATGGACGACTACGACCACCTGATGGACGCCATGCGCTACGCCACCGAAAGCTTTTCAAGAGGCAAGCTTTACAGCTTCAAATAAGGGGTGAGGATGTTCGACGGAATATTTACGAATAATGCAATCGCGGCGGCGGGGCGGCAGGAAAAAGAATTTTTCGAGCATGAAATCGAAACATGGAAAAATTCCAAAACCCGGCGCGCGCAGATCGACGCGGACCGTTACTACAGGGGCGAGCACGACATACTTGGCCGCGTCCGCACGGGGATAGGGCAAGGCGGCAGGCTCGTGGCCATAGACAACCTGCCGAACAACCGCATAGTCGACAACCAATACGCGAAAGCGGTTGACCAAAAGACCAACTATTTGTTCGCCAAGCCGTTCGCGTTCAAGACGAAGAGCGAAAAATACGCCGCCGCGTTGAAAAGGGCGTTCGACAAGAAATTCCAGCGGACGTTGCAAAACCTTGCCGAAAGCTCGATCAACGGCGGCGTCGGCTGGCTTCATGCCTACTACGGCGCGGGGCCCGAACTGAGGTTCAAGGCTTTCAGGCCCTGGGAAGTCCTGCCGTTCTGGCAGGACGAAGCGCACACGGAACTGGACTGCGTCGCGCGCGTGTACGATGCCGCCGCGTACGCTGGCGGCGCGCTGGAGACGGTAGAAAAAGTGGAGCTGTATAAGCTTGGCGGCGTCGAGTATTATTATTTGGACGGCGGGAAGCTCATAGAAGACGGCAGATCCGACTACCTGTATTTGGACGGCAAGCCTTACAACTGGGAGCGCCTGCCGGTTGTGCCGTTTAAGTACAACAACGCCGAAATATCGCTGCTGTCAAAGACGAAGACCATCCAGGACGCGATAAACGAAACGCTAAGCGATTTTCAGAATTCCATGCAGGAAGACAACAGGAACACGATACTGATAATCAAAAACTACGACGGCGAAGACTTGACGGAATTCCGCCATAATTTAGCCGCGTACGGCGTCATCAAGGTGCGCAGCGTGGAAGCGGGGATCGAGGGCGGCGTGGACAGCCTGAGGGTTGACGTCAACGGCGAAAATTTTGAGCGCATTTACAAGATGCTCAAAAAAACATTTATAGAGAACGCCATGGCCTACGACGCGAAGGACGAACGCCTTGCAGGGTCCCCAAACCAAATGAACATACTGTCGATGTACAGCGACATGGATTTGGACGCGAACGGCATGGAATCGGAATACAAGGCGTCCTTTGAAGACTTGAAGTTTTTTTTGGACACTCATTTTTCCCTGAGCGGCGCGGGCGAATTTTTTGGCGAGGAGCTGGAAATCTCATTCGACCGCGACATGCTCATGAACGAGTCCGACATAATAAACAGCGCCCGCAATTCGACCGGGATAATATCGAACAAAACCATAGTCGCGAACCATCCGTGGGTCAACGACGCGGACGAAGAAATGGGGCAGATAGAGAGGGAGAAAGACGAAAACCCGGACGTCTACGAAGACGCTTTCCAAAAAATGAACGAGACTATCCAAGCGCAGCGAATGCCGCCCATGGAAACGCCGGACGTCGCGTTGCATAAAAGGGAAACCGCTTGACGGGCAGGGAATATTGGCGCGGGCGCGCGCTGTTGCTTGAGGAAGCCAAGCACGAGATGGCCGCCGGAAAGCTAAAGGGGATCAAACGCCAGTTCGACCGGGCGGAAAAAAAGATAAACCAGCAAATATATGCATGGTACGGGCGTTTTGCGAAAAACAACCGGATAACCTATGCGGAAGCTAAGGAATGGCTCAAAAAAGGCGAGCTGGAGGAACTGAAATGGGACATTGAAGAATACATTAAGCATGGGCGGAAGGCCGCGCTCGAACCGCGATATATCAAGCAGCTGGAAAATGCGTCGGCCAAATACCATATAACGAGGCTCGAGTCTCTTAAAATACGAAACCGCGACATAGTCGAGCATCTATACTCCCAAGTCGAAAACGACGCGCGCACGCTAATGGGCGAAATTTTCAAGGACCAGTCGCACCGGACGGCGTACGAGCTGCAAATGGGCGCGCCGTTCGACGTCGCGGCGGTGGACGCCGACGAGCTGAGGGCGGTTCTGTCAAAGCCCTGGACAGCCGATGGCACGACGTTTTCGGAAAACATCTGGAAAAGCAGGGACAGGCTCGTGAACGAGCTGCACGCCCAGCTTTCCCAAAACGCATTGCTTGGGAAACCTCCTGACGAAGCCATCAGCGCGATATCTCGAAAATTCGGCGCCTCCAAGAACGCCGCCGCGCGGCTGGTCATGACCGAGTCCGCCTATTTAGCGAACGCCGGGCGCGCGCGCGAGTACAAAGCAATGGGCGTGATGGAGTACGAGATCGTGGCGACTTTGGACTCTGTGACTTGCGCGGCGTGCGGCGGCATGGACGGGCGCCGCCT